CTCCATAACCAAGGGAGTCTGTTAGCTCTCCTTGAATACGAGCAACGATTTCGTCTTCTGACATTTTTTCGTTTTTAGGCATACAGTTCTCGCTTACGTTCTTGACCTAATAAACCACCCCTTTTGTCATCCAGGAGAGAGGTTTTAAATCCTTTGTTTTTTATCAAATCTATAATCTCTTTGTTTAACTTAAGCTCCCAAACAAAACTTTCTCTTACGGGCCATTCATGTTGCCCACCACTGATGGGAACAATAACAGAAACAGGAACCCTCGAAATATCTATGGTTCCCCTGTATCCCAGTTGCTTCAAAGCTGTTTTGTAAGCTCTAACCAAGCCTGGTTTGTCTTGTGTTATAAAAAGCTTTGACTCTATATTTTCGTGATTATTACGAACCTGTTCAACCGACAAACCCGGGTTTAGAGTTAGGTTTTTTAACTCGCCAGTTGGCCATGCCACCTGAAACAAGTCTTTTTCCGCCGCCTTCAATAGAGTATCTTTCGCAACCAACAAGGTCCAATCTTCAACTTTATCATAAGGACTAATAGGAGAATCTTCTATAGCCTGTTCTACCTGTTTTACAAGTTGGCCTGCCTGCTCTTCTGTATCACCCGTTACCATCTCATTATAAATACTATGCGAAACACTTTCATCAAGAAAGCCTTCGCGTGCCATCGAAACAGCATCTAACCTTTCAACCAGCGCCTCTCGGATTTTAATTAACTCGGGAGAAGTTGTATCCGTATTGGTAAAATCCATCCTTCCAACTAGATCAGACCCGTTCTTTATAATGTCCAATACATTAAAAAGAGAATTTTCATGACGAGGATAAAACACGTCGTAAGTTTTTTCTAAAATATCGAAAAGTTCATTAAGACTTTTATTCTCAACGAGAGTGTCACCTTCCGCATTAAAAACCTCGTTAAAAAAACCATCCGGGTCTTGAACGGCCGACTTCAAAATGCGCAGAGCATTTATTTTCTTCCTGTGACCCGCAGACCAATCAGCTTGAGCCTCTTCTAACCATAAAGTATCAACCCCATTCAAGGATCTTACATCGGTCCTAGAATGAGCAATAACATTGTAATCCCCAGGCCAATGCAATTCGGAACTCTCATCCCAGAAAATATGATTGGGAAACATTTCCTTCAACTTCTTGCCGATAAGCCGCCGCGGATTATCTGCCTTGTATTGTTGGAATTCCGCTGATTCGGTTATATATTTGGATAAACCCCGCTGAAACAGAGTTTCTTCGTAATCCCTGGCCCAACCGCGTTTGGCCTGGTGAGCAGCACCGGTGCCTAACCTATAACCATGATCGTCTGGATCAGATGGGTCAGACTTTAATGAGATTATCTCTCCGCCATGGAGATCTGGATTTGCAACATGTTCGGGAACGTAGCCCCCATACTGCAAGGTACCATCTCCTCTGTTACCGGGAGAAACATGCAAATAAGATCTTACATTGTTTCTAAGACCTTTATCATTGGGATCGAAAAATATAGTTCTGTGTCCCTCATTATCCCAGGAACCGGTACCTTCACCAGAAAGCAATTCTTCCTCATGTTCGTCCATCGCCCAGAAGAGTTTTTCTTTCACATTGTGAATATTCTTTTCAATTACCGGCTCTTCTACGTTTGCTAACCACTCGTTTCCAGTATAGGATTTCTTTCTATCCAACGGGGAAACATAATAATCAGAAATTTGTAACGCTCTGCCACCGCCACCCTTCCTTACTAAACCTTCCCACTCTCTTGCAGGTTTCTTGTCGTCGTATTTAACCACCTCTCTCTCTATGGGAGAATAAAATCCATGGCCACGAATGTCTTGCTGATTAAGAAAAGCGGCGTGACCAGTTAATCTTCCAGTCGGGTCATACTCTCTAACTTCTTCTGAGTCAACTACTTCACCCTGTTTCGCAACACTCTTGTCTGGAGAATCGACACTTCCTTCTATTGCCTCTTTCGCGATAACCTCTTGGATAATTCTCCACGCTAAATTCTTCTTGTCCGGCGGAAGAGTTTTGTAAACACGCATTAGCTCAACCACAAAATCAGAAACCTTGTCTGCTCCAGCAACGACAGCTTGCCCCCCTCTCATGACGGCAGGACCAGCCTTAGCCGCCAAACCAAGACCAGCAACCGGCAAAAGAGCTGCCGGAGACATGCCCTCTTTAGCTGAAGGAGAGCCTTTTAGCCCGCCGCCCCAGCTTGGATCCATCAATCCTCTGTCTTCGCCTGGATGAAACAGCTCCAGCGGCCCGCTCCCTATCCTTCTTCTTCGCTCATCTAACGGATGCACTACACAATTCCCAAATTAGGATAAACAATATCCCGCGACCAAGAAGGGTCTTCACCAGCGATGGCAAATCTCAGCGACATTGCGCCGTATCTTGTAGCTGCCATCAAGTCATCTTTCATAGGAACAATCTTCCCATCTTTGCGGTGATACATCCTGAACTCTTGAACCCACTTCCCCAACGTGTTGAAAACCTTAAACTTTCCATCTTCCATCCTCTGCAGCAAAGACATGATTCCCACCTCTACACTGTTCCCTCCTTTTAGCTCTCCCAACGCAGGTGGATTAGTAAAGTGAAACGGCAGAAGATTGCATGCCATATTTCTATATTGATCAGCCAGCCCCGGATTGCCCATGGAATCTTTACGATTCCCATCATGCGGCCACGCTATCGGAATAAATCCGGGCCTACTCCTGATCGCAGCGGCATGAATGGACGGTGGGGATCTGGACTGGCTGTATTCGTCGTAAACATAGAGAACATCTTCTTCGGGATCTAGCGCCATCCAAGCAACAGCTGTCGGATGGTCAAACCCAAAGTCTAGTCCCGCTATTCTTGGCCAATTCTTCCCTATCGATATAGGATCTATCACAATCTTTTCTTCTGGAACAGGGAAAACGAGGCCAGAACCAATAGAAGGTCTTCCATATCTCCGCAGATCTCTTTCGTGCGGCGAATAGGAAGATAAAATCTGCTCCATTACCTCCTCATTCAGATGACCACGAACACCCTTCAAGGTGGTCATTATCTTTTCAGAGGCGTCATCCCACGTAGCATTATTCAACGACTGGCCAGGCTTCAGATTATTCATGAAGTTAGCAGTTGTTTCCGTCATCCCGCTTTCTGGCGTGTATGTCATGTAAACCATACCAGCCCTGTCAAGCGTTCGCGTTACTGCCTGTGAATAAACATCCCTTGGTGGTTCTTCATCGAGCCATACACAGTCCACCGACCTGCCTTGCCATTTTTCGGCTCCAGCTTCATAGCTCTTGAAGAACAAAGAAGAGGTCCCGCCCGATACGTGCTTCACAAGAACCACGCTCTTCGCGTTTGGAACTCCCGGCTTTCTTTCTGTCTTTATTAGTAGCCGGCGCGGGATGGTGCCCGAACCATACGCTTCAAGATCATCGGGGGACCCCAAAAGTTCAGCCTGAACGATGTCTCTCGTCGTTTCGTTAGAGACTCCACCGCACCAAGCCGTTATCGGTTGTTTATACCTTCTGCCTTCCCACCACTCCGGATACAACCCGGTAACGTGGTAACTCATCTCCGCACTGCCAGAGAAAGACTTTCCTATCCGGTTAGCAGCCATCAAAAGACGCTGATTAGCAGATTTCCCTGTCGCGTGAAAATCCCTTTGGTAAGGGTAGGGATCGTAAAAATCTATCCTAGAAAACCTTTCTCTACGCCGGATCTCTCTGGCGATATCGACAGCCTTCTCTAGTTCAGCTCTTTTTGTGTTTGAAGTAGTTGACTTGCCGCTCACGTTTCTTGGCCGCCTTTAAAGAGGAGAACTTGCCCAGACTTTTCTTACCATCCTTGCTGCGTAGTTCGTACGAAGCTCCTTTTTTTCTGATGGTCATAGCTTTTTGGAATGTTTTGCTACAAGCTCATAGATCCATTCTATTACTTCTTCTTGATAATAATCGTCTTTCCCCTTGGGGGATACCCAACCACTATAAGGGCCGAAGTCAAAAAGATTAACCGAGCTGTCAGCAGCAATTTCTCTGAGGAGCTCTTTCCTGGTAGATTTTCTGGAAATCTTACCAATCCCGGTTTCTTTGCTTATTCTCTGATACCAAGGAATAAGATCCTTCCATTCGTCGGAGCTAGCAGGGTATTCCTTTTCCAGCACTTCTCCGATCATATCCTCCCACGACTCTCTAGCGTCCATCTCCAAAGAGGGTATATCATCCACATGATCGAACATATTGGGATTTTCCCAATAATCTTTTCTGACATACTGTGTCAATCCGGTTCGATTATCCCTGACCTTCACATAAATCTCCCCCTCGTATTTGAACTGACCAACATCCTGCAACATGGGGAACCCTGACTCTTTAGCCATGCTTCTCTTTTCTATGGACCACGGCTCTGCTGGCGCATTGTGGATATCGACCTCGGGAAACTTAGCAACCTCACCCGTGGGGGGTTGATCACTGCCCGAGCCTTCTCCCTTTCCGCGACCCGCCTTCTTCTTGCCACGAAACTTTTTAACTATCCCAGCCAGAGGAATAGCGGGCAACGCCACATCGGCCGCCGCAAGACCAGTATCCAACAAGCTTGGTCTTCCTCCTCTCTGCAGAAACTGCTCGGCACCGGGAACAAGAAGACCAGTAAGTGGATTTGTAGCCACCGCCTCGGTGAACCTGTTCGGGTAGGATGGGCGCATGGAAGGACCACCACCATGCAACTCAGGGTTCGCCGCCCTGGCCCTGTAGAAATCCTCCCAGTTAGAAAACCCTTCCGGCGGTGAAAGCATCCCCTGCGCCATCAGTTTAACCTGTCTGGGATTTCTTCCTCTGATTCATCGGTCGTCAATGACCGAAGTTCTGCCAGAAGATCATCAGTAGACGTCTGCTCAACATTGGTCACATGCTGCTCAACTCTCTCTACAGGCTTCAACCCAGCCCTGTCTAACAGATCCTTCAACGCTCCAAACCTGACAGACTCACTATCTGCCATCTCCGCCAGATTCTTTAACTGCCCCAGTAAACCAGGAACAGA